GGACTCATGTTAAGACGTTTTTTGGAAGAAAAATAGAATCCGATGACCACCATGCGCTGAATTATATAATTCAAAGCACCACAAGCGACTTGTTTTTGAGACAGGCCATAAAGGTCTGGGAGATGCTAAAAAATAGAAAATCAGAAATTGCATTTTGCATACATGATAGTTTAATAATTGATTATTCCTTCGAAGAGAATGATATTTTGAAAGATCTTGTAAGCGTATTTTCAAAAACTAACTTAGGTTCATATAAAACCAATGTAAGCGTCGGATGCAATTTCGGAGAAATGAGGAAGATAAGATAATGGATACAATAATTGGATTGGGCAACGCCGGCTGCAATCTCGCCGAAGAATTTTTACAGTACCCCCAATATAAGGTTTATCAGATAGACTCTGAAAAGAGAAAAACCGAAGCTAACTTTAAAAAGATGGTCGCGAGAGATTCGCACGAATTGTACGAAGAGAAGTGTCCCTCTATGAAGTCTTTCTTTAAAAACGTTAAAGGATCCGTTTTATTCATAATTGGTGGATCCGGAGACATTAGTGGTGCGTGTCTGAAAATTTTATCTTATCTACAGCATTGTAAAATTAATATTTTATATATTAAGCCAGATTTAGCTGTCTTGCCAGTAAAAAAGAAAATACAAAATAAAATTGTATTTCAAATCCTCCAGCAATATGCGCGCTCTGCCCTGTTTGAAAAGATGTATATTGCTGATAACGCTAAGCTAGAAAGCATCTTAGGAGAAGTACCTGTTATCGGCTATTATGATAAGCTTAATTCTCTTCTGGCCAGCACGGTCCACATGCTAAATGTTTACAGCAATATCAATTCTGTTATGAATACTTTCACGCCCTCTGGTCCCACTTCTCGAATATCTACGTTGGGCATATTAGATCCAGAGACCGGCAAAGAACAGCTTTTTTATGACTTAGAGTACCCAAGAGAAAAATTATACTTTTATGCTATAAACCATGATAAACTGATGTCTGATAATTCTTTGATGCGGACGATCACTGGTCAGGTAAAGAACAAGACAGAAGAAAATGTCCAGGTCTCTTACGGTATATTCTCTACAAATTACGAAGAAGATTACGGGTATACAATAGCTCACGCCACATATATTCAAGAAAATGAAATTTAAGTTTTACTCTTGTTGATGTGTGCTTATTGTATATAAGTCAACTATGATAATCAACCAGATGTGCGGAAAATTTGCCGGCATCTTACCATAGATTATAAGGAGAAGAAAATGGGAATTGATTTAGAAAAGATGAAGCAGAAGCGCGCAGCGCTGATGAACAAGGATCCCAACCGGGATATTTTTTGGAAGCCACAGGACGGCGATACGACCATTCGTATTGTACCTACCTCCGATGGAGACCCCTTCAAGGAGTTCTGGTTCCACTACAACCTAGGTCGAACCCCAGGTTTTCTGAGTCCGAAGAAGAACTTCGGCGAAGCAGATCCGCTTGATGATTTTGTTCGCAAGCTCTTTAACGAGCGCTCTGAGGACAGCATCAAGATGGCCAAGAATCTGATGGCCCGCCAGCGCTTCTTTGCTCCCGTTATCGTACGTGGCGAGGAAGAGAAGGGCGTGCAGATTTGGGGCTTTGGTAAGCGCGTCTATCAGGATCTTCTTGACTTGGTGCTCAATCCCGATTACGGCGATATCACTGATGTCGAGAGCGGTACCGATCTTAAGATCACTTACGGTAAGCCGCCGGGAGCACAGTTCCCTGTGACCAACGTAACGCCTCGACGCCGCTCTTCTGCTTTGTCGGAAGATGAGGAGCTTTCTACTCAGTGGCTAGATTCTATTCCTGAGTTTGCTCAGGTGTTCGATCGCAAGACCCCTGAAGAAGTCGGGACGCTTTTGGAGGACTATCTGAATGGAGATCTCGACGCTGAGCAGGCTTCGACTGAGACCACCAAGTTCTCTTCCGGATCGACTACTACGACCGTAGATAAGGCGTTCTCTGATTTGCTGGGAGCATAATCCCATCCGCAGGGAGGCACGGGATTACAGGTGCCTCATCATTTATATAAGGGATTATTATGGCTAGGGCAAAAAAGAAGCTGGGTCGGTTGTCTATCTCCGACATGAAATCACTAATCAACAAGAAGGCCGGCGCAGAGCTGGCTTTTGATCTATCAGAAGATAACCCGACTGATGTAACAGAGTGGATCCCCACAGGATCACGTTGGCTCGACAGTATGATCTGCAGAGGCAAATATGCTGGTATCCCTGGTGGTAAAATCGTAGAGATCGCTGGCTTGGAATCAACTGGTAAATCATATATGGCGTCTCAAATCGCTGCCAACGCACAGAAGATGGGCATTACCGTAGTGTATTTTGATTCAGAATCAGCAATCGATTCTGCTTTTCTCGAAAAGGCCGGCTGCGACACTAATGAGCTTTTGTATGTCCAAGCTCAAAGTGTAGAGTTCGTACTAGAGACGATCGAGGAGCTTTTAGGCTCAGGCGAAAACAAATATCTATTCATTTGGGATAGCCTAGCTTTGACTCCAGCGGTCAGCGATGTAGAGGGAGACTTTGATCCCTTGTCCTCTATGGCAGTTAAGGCTAGAATTCTCGCTAAAGGAATGTCCAAGCTTACTGTTCCGATCGCTAACTCTGGCTCGACTTTTCTGGTTTTGAACCAATTAAAGACAAATATTACGAATAATAGGGCAGAATTACTAACAGAACCCTATATAACACCAGGCGGCAAAGCGATGCACTATGCCTACTCCTTGAGAGTTTGGCTGACAAGTAGGAAGGCGAAGGGAAGCTTTGTGTACGATGATAAGGGATTTCGAGTAGGTTCAGAAGTAAAAGTAACTTTAAAGAAGAGTCGTTTCGGGACACAAGGAAGGCAGTGTACATTTAAAATTCTTTGGGGAGAAGACGTCGGGATTCAAGATGAGGAAAGCTGGTTTGAAGCAGTTAAATCTTCTGACTCGATTGAGCAATCAGGAGCTTGGTTTAAGCTTATCTACAAAGATGGAACAGGAGAAAAGTTCCAAGCTGCTAAGTGGTCCGAAAAACTAAAAGATGAAAAATTCAAAAACAGAGTCTTAGAACTCATTGACGAGGAAGTAATCAGGAAGTTTGATACTAGGCAAGGCGAAGCATCTGGCTTTTATGATATAGAAGAGGAATAAACCATGAAGAAGAGTATTACATTTTTGTTGTTGGCTGCAATGACGGCGTTCACAGTTCCAGCAACGGCATACGAACAAGAAACATATACCGGCAATTATGAGCAAGAAGTATTTTATGAGGATCTTCTGGTCGTTGATATAGAAAAGATTTATTCTTCTTATTGCCAATGTTCGGTCTACCACTTGACGCTCTACGATTACTCTACTCACGATACGACGTATTTGAATGTAACTCCCGAATATTACACATATAAATGGATCCACAGAGTTTATTTAGATCATTTTCACCTACAGGGCCACATAGATATAGAATCTCATGAGCCCGCAGTCACCTATCATAGTAATTTAGACTTCGTTATCACAACCCCACAGGTTAGGTATAAATTTAACCCTCTTGTACACAATGTCAATCCTAGGACATACAAGAAGAAGGCTAAGGTCTTTCGAAAGACCTCAAAGAGAGTTGCGAAAAGGCACAAGTACACTCAACGCTACCATAAGAAGCCTTCGCACAAGCACCGCGTCCGTTCGATTCGAAATTCTTCGAAGACGAGGTATATCCACAAGTCGAAGAAATCTAGCAAAAAGAAGAGCAGCAAAAAGCGCTATCACAAAAGACAAAGATAAGTGTTTTAGGCTGCAACGTACTAATTAAGTTAGGGTTTCTTGTATGAATGTTAAATCTCTAAAACAGTTGATATCTGAACAAATGTCTGAAAAGGACATGATCCGTGCAGAATGTATCATCCACACTAAGAGAGAAGAGAACATTACGGACACCCTCACTAACATTAGAGCACTTCCCGGTGTTACTATTGTTACTATGCTTGGTTCTTCAAAGCCAGTATCTCTCTATAAAGAGATCTCTAGGTTAAGAATTAAGTTTTTACCCTTGACAGGAAGCACAAAAGAGTATATTATATTCCTAAACAAGAAGATCAGGTCGCTACCCTCAGTCTTCTCGTTTAAAGTTCTTGATTACGACAAAGAAGAACTTTTAAGAAAAAACAAATAGGAGTATATTTTGTCTTCCCGTAAGCGCGTGGTCATTATCGACCAGCTTAATCTATTTTTTAGATCATATATTGTCAACCCCTCGTTGTCGACCAACGGTTTTCCAATCGGAGGCCTCAAAGGCACGATTGCATCTCTCCAAAAGATTTGTAGAGAGATCAAGCCAGATGAAATAATTTTTTGCTGGGACGGACCGGGAGGCTCGGTCAAGCGCAAGAAGATTCTCAAGGATTACAAAGCTGGTCGAGCACCAATCCGCCTTAATCGCGAGGTAAGAAATCTCTCTCCGGAAGAGGAGCAGGAGAATAAGATCTGGCAACAAACGAGGCTAGTAGAGTACTTTAATAATATGCCGGTGGTTCAGCTTATGTATGCCGGCACGGAAGCAGATGATGTGATCTCTTATGTGAAAAACTCGCCTCATTATGAGGATTGGGAAAAGATTATAATCTCTAGTGATAAGGACTTTTTTCAACTTTTAGATGATACCACTGTGCTATATCGCCCAATCCAAAAACAAGTGCTAAGTAAGCTTTCTCTAATTGAAATGTTTGGGATCCATCCTAACAATTTTGCCTTGGCAAGGGCCATGGCCGGGGATAACTCTGATAACCTTGAGGGTGTTGGTGGAGTCGGCCTCAAGACTATCGCAAAGAGGTTCCCGTTTCTCTCAGAAGAGAAAAGTTACACTATTGATGAACTTTTGGACTTCTGCGTGGAGTCGCTAGAGACAAAGAAAATCAAGGCATATGAAAATGTTCTAGAGAAGAAAGACATCGTTGAACGAAATTACAAAATGATGCAACTTTATGTGCCGTTTTTGTCAATCGACTCTAAAAAGGATATTAATAATATTCTTGAAAACGCCGATATCTCTTTCAACAAGACCAAGATCATTAAACTAATGAACGAGGACGGTTTTGGCAACTTTGATTGGTTTGAGCTTCAAACTAATTTTAAAAGAATTGTTGCTGGATAATTCGGACTAAGTTCTTATATTATAGATCAGGTTTAATATGAAAAACACCACAGTAGATTTCTCTAAATACGGCAAGGACTTTCAAGAGACCCTTGCTCAATTGATAATCGAAGAAAGGCCATTTGCAGATCAAATGGAGGAGGTGTTGGATATTAATTTCTTTGAGCTTAAGTATTTGAGAATTTTTGTAGAGAAGATCTACAAGTATAGAAAGAAATATGAAGTGCATCCGACCAAGAAAGCGCTTAGCTCTATATTCTCTACAGAGCTAGAAGAAGAGAACGAAGCGGTACAAAAGCAGGTTCGCAGCTTTCTTACTGCCACCTACATTAAAGATCTTGAAGACGGAGAATATGTAAAAGAATGCTCTCTAGACTTTTGTAAAAAGCAAAAGCTCAAGACCGCCTTGTTGAAGTCAGTTAAATTGATAAAAGACTCGTCCTATGATGAAGTTGAGAATTTGATTGTCAGCGCTCTCAAGCTTGGTACCGACAGCGACTTCGGCCATGATTTCAAGAAAGATTTTGAATCTAGGTATGAGCTTAAAACAAGAAATCCTGTTACCACAGGGTGGGATGTTATAAATGAAACAATAAAAGGTGGTCTTGGTTCGGGCGAACTCGGTGTTGTCATCGCGCCCACAGGAGCAGGCAAATCACATGCTCTCGCACACCTCGGAGCCTCCGCTTTATTAGATGGCAAGAACGTTGTCCACTATACATTAGAGATGTCCGAAGAGCGGACCGGCCAAAGATACGACAGCAGGATCAGCGGAATTCATTTGGGAGAACTGTTCACCAAAAAAGAGGAGGTGTACGAAGCTTGCTTAGATATTCCCGGAGAATTGATTATCAAGGAGTATCCAACAAAGAGCGCATCTGTTAATACTTTACGCAATCATTTAGAAAAATTAAAAAGTCGCGACAAAAAAATTGATATGATTATTGTTGACTACGCGGACCTATTAGCGCCCACAGAAAAATTTAGAGAAAGAAGAAACGAGCTAGAGTCTATTTATGAACACCTGCGGTCCTTGGCTCAGAAATACGAATGTCCAGTTTGGACAGCCTCTCAGACAAACCGCTCCGGCTTAAACGAAGAAGTAATTACTATGGAATCTATTTCAGAAGCGTTTAACAAATGCTTTGTTGCTGACTTTATCTTTTCTCTGTCTAGAACAAAAGACGACAAGTTAGCTAATACTGGAAGAATTTTCATAGCAAAAAATAGAAACGGGCCAGACGGTATCATATATCCTATCTTTATGGATCCGGGCACAGTTACAATTAAAGTAAAAGATACTGAAGGTGAAACAATTGTTTCCGCTAATAAAGATATCAAGGAAAAAGAAGAAAAAAGACTTCTCTCGAACGCAGCGAAATTATATAACGACATGAAAAAGGAAAAATAGATGGAACTAAGTAACCAAATTTTATCAGACATTACTGTGCATATGAAGTATGCCAGATTTCTTGAGAAGAAAAATAGAAGAGAGACTTGGGATGAGTTGGTAAGAAGAAATATGAATATGCATATTAAAAAGTACCCTCACTTAAAAGATGAGATTCGGAAGAATTACAAGCTTGTGTTTGATAAGAAGGTTCTTCCATCTATGAGGTCGATGCAGTTTGGTGGTAAACCAATTGAAGTAACTCCGAACAGAATTTATAATTGCGCTTATCTTCCTATCGACGATTGGCGCGCATTCTCCGAAACTATGTTTCTTTTGCTCGGCGGCACCGGCGTCGGGTTCTCTGTTCAAAAACATCATGTCGAAAAGCTTCCAGAGATCCAAAAGCCTAATAACAATAGAAGCAGAAGGTTTTTGATTGCCGACTCAATTGAGGGTTGGGCCGACGCTGTTAAAGCTCTGATGAAGAACTACTTTCAAGGAGGGTCTAAACTTCGTTTTGATTTTAGTGATATCCGGGCAAAAGGCACAAAGCTCATCACATCTGGCGGTAAGGCCCCGGGACCACAGCCGCTAAAAGAGTGTCTCTTGAAAGTT